GGCCAATGTCTGAAAGTCCCGTTTGCACTACCCCAAAAGAATCAGGGCTTCGGTATGCGCTTAGCTGCCAAATGATCCTCCAGAGGGAGTTCCATACCGCCCTCCCTCGAATCTTCAAAGTTGGGGAACGGATTTTCGCGCTGTCCTAGCAAAGCTGAGTAACGCCGCTTCAGGCGTAAGGTGCATTATGGCTGATACGTCCCCTTAACGGTACGTCTTACTTTCAGGGCAGTAAAAAGCCCCTTAGCAGTACAAGTACCAAGGGGCTTTTCTGAAGATTCCCTCCGTCGGCAGGCGGGAAAAGTGAAATGTCCGTAGGCTCTTGTACAGCTACCTAACGAGGGGATTATACCATAGATCAGTTGTCAAGTGGTTTTCCCGCCTCCTTTTCAAATTGTTCGGCCTCTTGAATGCACCTTTCAATTTCCGCTTCAACCCATTCGTTGAGCGCGGCCTTATCGGTGATCGTCACCCCCGGTATCACCCCGTAGGGTAAGCAATAGCGCAGGATGCCGCAGAGTTGACCGTTGTGGAACGGGTAGCAGATTTTACGAGTGCCGACTACGGCCCTAAATTCGTTATTTGTGTCCATTTTGTGTTTATTTTGATTAAATATCCCAATGATCGTCGTCTTCGCGGCGGAAGATTTGCCAGAAAACGATTAGACCAACGATTTGTAAGACTAAGGCAAGGCCCATTCCGAGGCCGATGAGGTCGATAATTGTCATAATGGTGTTGTTTCGTGACGTTTTTCCGAGTTATCAGGCATAAGCTTGCCAGTTATGGGAAGTTTGAAAATAAACGCGCCTTCCCCGCGCATGGCATGATCGAACAGCGCATCCAGGCTCTCGCCCAGGGGTATTCCGTAGGCTTTACGCCACGCTTTAAGACTAGCCAGAGTGCGAGGCTGCACTAGCCCCGCGATTCGCACTTTGGGCAAGCGATAGGGGCGCGGCGTCATCGTAAGAGCCTCACCGCGAGGCATAGGACTAACGCGCCGATGGAAAGGAGGCAAAGCGCGGCGTTCAAGAAAAGGCGTGTCATGGCGTTTTAAGAAAGCATTTTTCTATTTCCTTCGCCGCCAATAGATTCCCAAAGGAATTTAAAACGCAGCTCACCCTTATGGCTTTGCCGTTCCTGTAGGTCGCTTTTCCGTAGCGATTGTTTTCCTCGCAGGGAACGTAGGCCAACTCATAGAGCCCATTCTCCCAGTTCACTTTTTGGCCTTGTTCAAGGGCGGTGTGGATTTCGTTTATAGTCATTTATTTAGGTGTTTCTGAATTTTGTGCCAATAAGAAATTGTTGATTTTTTAGTATTCCCGGTAGGTCCGCCGTTCCAAATTCGGGCTTTATACTCGTTAGAGCGTCCTTTGGCATAGTGCTCAGTGTAAAGTTGAAAGATTGCCCTCGATTTTTCAACGTCGAATCGGTCGTTTAAGGTGAATTTTGTCCCCGCGAATCGATTAACGTCCCTTACGGTTATAGCCCAAATTTGGGCAATGCCTGCCGCACGTCCCCCGTCTCCGATTGCTAGGGCATTTCCCCCGCTTTCTACGGTGCAAACGGCCTCCCAGAGCCCCGCCCGCAAGGGCAGAGCGGACACGGCAAGGCAAAGGATAAAGAGAGTGCGTTTCATGGCTTATGAGTCAAAATCATCCTCGTCAGGCGTTTTGAGCGTTGCTCGATAAGCAGCATCCTCTTCTCGCCTTGCCCTTTGGTAGAGGGCTTCGATGGTCTGTTCAACCGCGATTTCGGATTCAGTTTTCGGCTCACTAATTGACCGCCGAACCTGAGTAACCCATCTCAAAATGGCCTTTGCCTCGCTCAAATTTGATTCAAGGTGATTTTTTGAAGCGCGTTTCATGCGTTGCCCTCCGCTTTAACTGTCCCCTTTTTTCCTGCCATGCGAACGCATTTAGAGTAACACCCAAAAAATAATTTGCGCCCGTTTGAGTGTGAAGCGGAGAAAAGTCCGCGTTTTATTTTCCTGACTGTTTTTATGTTTTTCATATGTTTTCACCCAAAAGGCCCGCTCCATTTACGGAAGCGGGCTGTTATGGGTTTTGGAGTCTTTAGTTGAACCAACGGGAAGCAATACCCCGGCCAAATTCACGTTTGAAGAAATCACGGATGAAGTCCCCGGCCATTTGATCCTTTGGCCCGTAGCGTTCGAACGTGTCGCCGGTTTCGCTGTTATGAACCAAGCGGCCCTTTGGCATACAATCGGTGGAAACCCAAACCCAAAGACAACGGGCAAGCACGGCACAAACAGCTGCGCGATATTCCGTTGGGTAGTATTGCCCGGCGCAATAGTTGAGAGCTAACTTTCCCTTGGTTTCTACTAGCTCCAACCGGCCCGAATAGGCCCCGGGAAAAGCGGCCACTAATTCGCCTGCTTCAATGCTGTCCCGTAGTTCTACGGCCCGCAAGAGTTGGATAGCGTCCGCACGTTGTTTCGTGATGCTTCGCAGTTCGGAGCGGTAGGATTTCGCGCATCCGTAGTTTGCGAAGTCAAGGCCCGGACGTTGGTTTATGAATGCCCGCAAAAGCGTGCAGATTTCTTGTTTCGTAGCGGCAACTTGGCCGGCGGTTTCTGTGTTCATATGTGTTTTTTTCCCTAGTCTTTATGTGAGAGAGGCAAACGCGCCCCCCTTCACGCCTAAAACCCCGCCCCTCACGAATGAGGAGGCAGGGCGAAGGGTTGGGTTTTTGGGGTGTTAGAAACTAGGTTTTCCGCCGTTGGTAATAAATGATGAGAGGCTTCTTTTGTCTCTAAAATGCTCACGGCTAACCCGCCCGTCACCGCGTTTGATAAACCAATCGCCGGTTAACGGGTTTTTCGTTGCCTCAAAACCAATGATTGCTTGCCCCTCGTTGCGTTCAATTGCGCCCGTGACACGGCGGCGGAGTGTTTCTAATGGATTCATGTGTGTTTTCCTTTCTTTGTTGGGTTAAAGGAATGACAAGCCGGTCATCCGAAAATACTTTCCCTCCGGGGATTTGATTTCAATCGTGCCAAATGGAAGCACGCGGACGATAACGCATTCCTTTCCGAATGCGATGATGGTTTGGCCAACTTTGGGAGCCGTGGTATTCATGATGTTTTTTTCCCTTTTCTGTTTTGGTTGCTGATCAAAGCGCTTGAGACTCGCGCAAAGCCTTCCCCGCCTGCTTCCACGCTCTCGACCGCTTAAATTTGGCGATCATGGCGAGCTGAGCGTTGCAAGTGGCGAGCACGTTGCGGGCCCGGCGTTCGTTCTCAAATTTTTCTAAGCATGCTGCCAAGTATGTGGGATTTGTCATGGGATTTTTTATGGTCTTTTTTTCTTCGCCTCCGCGTGATGCGTTGGCTCTATGTGCTGAGAGTGCGCGAGTGATGTGTTGGTGTCGAGTTATTTTATCTCTTTTGTGTAAGATAGTTTGTAAGTCGTTATAACTGCAACGCTTTGCACGCTATCTTTTCTGCCGGATTTGCGGCCCCTAATGCCTCACGTACTACTAAGAGAGCAAACCAACAGGAGAGAGCTGGCTAAAGAGAGAGAGCCAACGGCCAACGCTACCAAGGCTCCGAGTTCCTGCCTGCCTTTGCTTGCAAGCTATGGTTTGCCTTCCCGGTTTCCCGCCCGGATGCCTAGCCGAATGCATCACCCCCCTTAACGTTTTCGCCGTCTCGCGAGCCTCACCCGCTCACCAGGTCGCTGAGACCCGTTCGCATTAAGCCGTTGGGGCTGAGACATAGGGTGTCCCACCCATCATTCCAGCTGGATACCTGAGACAAGCCGTGTCTCACCCATCCCTCGCCAGGCTTGCCGCCGGATAGCTGAGACATCCCTTGTCCCATACGTTGAGACTAAGTCTCAATAGCAGGGGGGGGAGGGGGTCAACGGTCGGGGGGGGTAGGGTTATTGTAATTGGTCAGAACGCCCCCATAAAAAAATATTGTAAAGGGTCCTTCCTAAAAGGAGAGACGATCTAAAGGAGTTTTCTCGTTTCCCGAAAAGGGAAAACATAGTTGAAGAAGACATGGAAACATAGTTGAACAAATGTGTTGACAGAAAATTTGGGGGCTGGGTACAATCCATACGCAAGCGTAATATGAATATCAACAGTAGTCCTTCCAATCGAAGCTTATTGGCTTTAAGGCGAGGTGTGCTTATCGCCAAAGCTACGAAGCCTGAGCTTTACGTTAAAGATTTGTTTGATCGTATTGGGGAAGACTATTGCTTCCAGAAAGGTTTCTGCACATCTAACAAGCATTTCATCGTTGATTTCTACTTGAAACGTCGCAGGAAGTTATGTCTGGAGATTGATGGTGACTACCACGCTGATAGTGAGCAAATGGCTTATGATAGTCGTAGAGACTACTTCTTGTCGTCTGTTCGCGGATTTCGCGTTAAACGCATTACAAACGACGCTGCGCTGGCCCTAGATGAACAATCGTTACTCTCGTTGATTTCAGTATGAGCATAGAAAACATGTCTAGATTCTTTTAAGTAGTAATAACCTAGTTTAATGAATGGCGAAAATATCAGTCCTGTCCTGTTGGCTTCCCTAGTGGACAGTGATTGTCGCACCCTAGAGCATAGGGAGCCGAAGAAGGCTATGCTGTGCTTGGAGCAGCTAGCAGAGGGGAATACGTGGGAAGAGATAGCTGAGGCTACGGGATTCTCGTTCAATCAGATTAGTAAGGTGAAGGCGCGGCATGAGACGGCCATAGAGGTGAGACGGAAGCAGTTGGCGGCGGATGGGTTTGAGATGGCGGAAGGTCTGAGGTTGTTGGCTAAACAGAAGCTAGAGATGCTGGCGAACAATCCTGACGCTCTAGCCAAGGTGAACATTCGGGACTTGGTGCTTTCCTATGGGATAGCCGTGGATAAGGGTATGCAGGCTTTAGGGGAGAACAAGGTGGTGGTAGAGCACAAGGCCGGGAAGCCTAGCTTGGAGGATGCTATGAAGGCCATTGCTGAGGCTAGGGCGGCGTTACAGAAGGAGGCTGTGGAGATATGATTTGGAGGAAACACGCCATTCTTGCGCCACCAACCAATGAGGAAATGGCGCGAATGCAGCCGGAGGCTCTGGCCTCGCTCTACGACATCTATCATCAGGCGATAGAGAATAGTCAGCGCGACCCCTACAGGTATGGCTTTAAGCTTCCGCATTGGAAGAAGGCTGAGGAGTTGTTAGAATCTTTTAATGAACTACTTGTAAGCGGCGGCAATAGATCGTCCAAGACTACTTGGGCAGCAACGGCTGTGGTGAAAGCAGCAATGGACAACCCTGGCAGCGTCATCATGTGCTTCGCCCAGAACGCAGACGTTTCCATTAGACAACAACAAAGCGCAATATATGATGCACTCCCCGAAGAACTTAGGAAAAAAACACTTAGTGCTGAAGAGAACATTAGCTACACGCGGAAGAACGGCTTCTCGAAAAGCAGTCTCATCCTCCCCGGCACGAAGAGCCACATCATCTTCAAGACCTATGCTCAGTTTCTTAACAACGATACTATTCTGGAAGGAGCGGAGCTGGGCAGTCGTGAACCGGTGTGGCTCAACCTTGGGGCGTGGTGTGATGAATATCTTATTGGGCCTGAGCTACTACGCACTCTGCGCTTTAGATTGGCTACCCGTAACGCCAAAATCATTGTTACGTTCACTCCGATTGACGGTTACACGGAAGTGGTGCGAGACTACCTTGAGAAAGCAAGAACAGTAGAAACCAAACTAGCGGAGCTTCTTGATGAAAAACCGGTGCCGTTTATTCAACATGCTGCGAATGGTAATAGCGCGATTATTTATTTCCATTCAAAGGACAATCCGTTTGGTGGGTATGATCGTATTGCTCAGGACTTACAGGGCAGGAGCGAAGAAGAAATCCTAACCAGAGCCTACGGTGTTCCCACCAAGAGTGCGTCCACCCGCTTCCCTATGTTCTCTAGGGAGGTTAATGTCATACCACATGACAAGATACCGCGTGAAAATGTTACACGTTACATGGTCTTAGACCCGGCTGGGAGAAAGAACTGGTTCATGTGCTGGATAGCCGTAGATGAAAGCGAAACCTACTACGTCTATCGTGAGTGGCCAGATGTGAACGTAGGCGACTGGGCCAAGTGGCACGGAGGACGGTGGATTGGCGGCGAAGGGAACAAAGGGCTTGGTTATGGGATAAGGGACTACGTTGAGCTTATTACCCGTTGTGAGAGCGATAATGGCGAAACAATAACGGAACGTCTCATTGACCCACGCTTGGGCGCAGCTAAGTATCAATCACAGAACGGCGCGAGTTCTATCATCGAAGACCTGGCGGACAACGGCCTAACCTTCATCCCCGCTCCCGGCCTAGACATTGAGGACGGCATCCAAGCCATTCAGAGCAAGATGGCTTACAATCGTAAAGCCAAGATGGATAGTCTCAACCGTCCGCATTTCTATGTGTCGGAGAATTGCCATAACATCATCACCGCCCTTCAGGAATACACAGGCGACGGAGGAACGGATGAAGCATGGAAAGACCCAATAGATGTCATACGCTATGCGTGCATTGACAACATTCGCTTTGTAGATGAAACAACTCAACCCAGAACTCGTTCTAAAGGAGGATATTGATGAAAGCTAAAAGTGTAAAAGCCAGAATTCAAAGCGTAGAAACGCTCAATGCTGTAGAGCCAGACAAGCCTCGGTTTATGAAAGCCAATGTTATTTCTCAGGCCCGCAACCCGCAGTGGGTGTTTGCTTCTGTAGAGGGAGTGGAGGGTAAGTCCATTGTAGCCATTCCGCGCCGTCTAACCAACAAACTAGAGGGCAAGCAAATTAACGTAGAAGCCATCACTGATGAAAACGGCACCAGCTACCGACACGAATTCCTTAGCACCTGACATTACGGTTAGTCGCAAGTGGTTGCTTGAGCAAAGCGATAGACTTCTGCGCCACGAACAGGAAAAGAGATGGCGAGAGCAAAACACGTCGGAACTTTTCCCAGATGAGCTATCCGACAAGATAGGGCGTTCGCAGGAATACGTTCATGGTATTATCAAGAGCGCAATATCCCACGCAAAATTATGCAAGAAACTCAACAGCAACACGCCCTGACATTTGTAGAGAGTGATGGTCCGAACGTCGTTGCCCTAAAGTCTGCATACGATAGGACAACCACGGAACTAGGAACCTACTTCAATCAGTGCGTAAATAGCTCTGATGAGCGGCGGTGTTATTGGCCGGGGAAGTCGAGTGATTTGAGAAAGCACGGTGGGGATGCGTTTCCGTGGGAGGGTGCGTCTGACACGGAGGCTCGTGTCATTGACGAGAAGATTAGCACCTACGTTTCTATTTTTACGTCTGCTTTGGCTAAAGCCAACATTCGCGCCTACCCTGTTGAGCAGGGAGATACGGGACGATCCCGTGTTACGAGTGCATTCCTCAAATGGATGCTTTCAAGTTACATCCCGCGTTTCCGCGAAGAAATGGAGCTAGGTGGTAACTACCTCCTAGAGCGTGGGTTGATGATTACCTACGTTGGATGGGAGAGGGTAGAAAAAAAATTCCTACAAAAAATCGACTTGCAGCAAATTGCTGCCACCAGTCCTGAACTTGCCCAGCTCATCATTGAGGGTAAGAACGACAAGGAAGTCATTGATATGCTTCGGACAGTCTATCCCGACGTGGTGGATAGCCGCGCCAAGAAAGCATTGGTGGAGCTACGAAAGAAGGGAGTGAGCGAGCTTCCCATTAGCCGTCTAAGCATTGACCGGCCCTACGTCCAGGCTTGCGCTCCTGATGGAGATGTGTTCTTCCCGTCCTATTGTTTGGACCCACAACGCGCCCCATTTGTATTCTATCGCACCTTCCTCACCGTCCAAGAAGTTCTTTCCTGTGTAACGTCTGATGGCTGGGATGAGGACTGGGCTGAGTATGTCGTGTCCCACTTCCGCGGGGTGAACACCTACAACATGGAAAGCGTCTATGGCACGCGGTCCACCGGTCTTTCCAAATATCGCCAGCAATATAACGCCGACGAACTCATTGAAATTGTCTATGCGTTCCAGCGGCTCATTGACCCAGAGGACGGCAGTGAGGGCATCTACCGCACCATCATGCACCCCAAGTTTACGGGGGAGGCTGATGTGCAAGCCTACGCCAAATTTGAATTGCTGAACGGATACAATGACTATCCATTCGTTGTTACCCGTCTCAGCAACGATTCTAAGCGGATGTATGACATCCAGACGTTCCCTGAACTGCTTCGTGGCTATCAGGACAGCGTTAAAACTGAGCGCGACAGCCGGACGGACCGGAACAGCTTGGCCACCCTGCCGCCCATCATGCACCCCGTGGGCAATCCGCCGGCGGACTGGGGGCCAGGTCGATATGTTCCCTACCGTCGAGCAGGCGAGTTTTCGTTTGGTCCTGTTCCCCAATACAACCCCGGCAGTGTGGAAATGGAGCGAACCATGCTCACCGCCGCTAACGACTTGGTTGGGCTCAACCCAGAAAATCCACTCACGTCCATTCGTCAGCAGTTCTTTGTTTCCAAGTTCCTCAATCACGCTCGGGACGTTCTGAAGATGGCGTTTAAGTGCTATCAAAGATTTGGCCCAGATGAAGTGTTCTTCCGCGTAACAGGTGTGGCGGACCCTATGCGTTTTAACAAAGGCAACCCCGACGAAGACTTTGATGTCACCGTTAGCTTCGACATTCTGAATAATGATCCAGACACGCAGGAAGCTCGGATGCAGCAGTTTGTTAGCTTGCTCCAGTTGGACAAGAATGGGCGCATCAATGCTGACGCTCTCTTGGAATCTATGGCCGCATCCATCGACCCAGTGATGGCCGACGCCATCCTTCAACCAGCCGAGCAAGCTCAACAGCAGGTTGTTAAACTCATCACCGAAGACTTGTCTAAAATTTATGCTGGCATTGAAGTGGGCGCACGTCCTAATGGGGCGCAAATCGCAATGCAAGTGCTCCAGCAATACACTCAACAGCCCGACGTTGCCCAACGCTTGCAGCAAGACGAGTCGTTCAAAGCAAGACTTGAGAAATACGCCACCCAATATCAGTTTGCGTTGCAGCAAATGCAGAACGCTCAAATCGGTAAGCTAGGCACGGCTCCCGCCCAAATGGGAGATGTAAACACTCAGGGTATGCAAACTCTATGAAACTATTCGGAACCTCGCGCCATCCTCTCCAACAGCAACTCGACTACCTTTCCGAAAAGGAGCAATTTTTAGACTTCCTAGACTATGTAGCCGCAGGGCGAGAAGCAGTTATTGCCCAACTCCATCGTGCCAACGAGGGGCGTATTCGTGAAATTAGCGGGCGCATTCAAGCTCTGGACGAAATTCTTTCTACCTGTAACTACTTGGTGTTGTCGGCTAAACGAGTAAAAAGACAGTAGAATTTCTGCTGGGTGCTAGAATGGGGGCTCGCAACCCTTAGCGGCGTAAAGGCTAAGACACAACAATGCCTAATGAAGTCCAAACGGCTAACGCTGGAGCCGCCCAAAAACCAGTGATGTCCAACATATCGCCGAGCAACTTTGTTGCTCAGAGGTATAAAGCCAAGATGGAGGCAGCAAAGGCG